CCGGGCTCACCGTCCAGGCCGAACTCGATGCCTCCACCAGCCACCAGTGGGTGGCAGATCTCGTCACCGCTGTGCTGATCAGCCTGTTCTCTGATGCGGCCGCCGATGACGACGATGTGATCCCCGATGGCACGGCCAACCGGCGCGGCTGGTGGGCCGGGGATATCGGCTCGAAATTGTGGCTGCTCTCGCGGGTGAAGGCCACCGCTGGCGTTGCGACGCAGGCGGAGGGCTACGCGCGCGACGCGCTGGCCTGGCTGGTCACAGACGGCATCGCCAGCACGGTGCAGGTCTCCTCGCAATGGCTGTCCACCAGCGCGCTCGCGCTCACCATCACCATCACCCGGGCATCGGGCACCGCTGTCACGCTCGCCTTTGCCAATCTCTGGGATTTCCTCTGAAATGCCCTATTCGCGGCCCAGCCTCTCCTCCCTGCGCAGCCAGGTGCAGGGCGATATCGATGGCAACCTGCCCGGATTGGACACGCTGCTGCGCTATGCCAATCTGCGCGCGCTGGGGGCGGCCTCGGCCGGCGTTGCCAATGGCTGCTATGGCTATCTGGATTATATCGCCAAGCAGTCCAACCCCTTCACCGCCACCGGCGAGGCACTGGCCGCCTGGGGGGCGCTGAAGAACGTCTATCTGAAGGAGGCGACCGCCGCTTCGGGCGCGATCACCTTTGCGGCCACCGCGGGCACCACCACGCCGATCCCTGCGGGCACCACCATCACCCGGGCCGATGGCGCCACCTTCACCACCACGGCGGCGGCCTCGCCCAGCGGCACCAGCGTGATCGTGCAGGCCACTGCCACCACGGCCGGCGCGGCGGGCAACACCGCTGCGGGCACGGCCATGTATCTGTCGGTCGGCCTGTCGGGCATCACGCCCAATGGCAGCGTTTCCACCGCCTTCACCGGCGGCGCCGACGTCGAGACGCAGGACGATTTCAAGAGCCGGGTGCTGGTTGCCTATCAGGAAGAGCCTTCGGGCGGGTCGGTCACCGATTACGAGAACTGGGCCCTGGCGGTATCGGGCGTCACCCGCGCCTGGTGCGTGGCGCGTGCCTATGGGCCGGGCACGGTCGTTGTGCTGTTCATGATGGATGAGGTGAGGGCGGCCGAAAACGGCTTTCCCCAGGGCACCAATGGCGTGGCCACCAGCGAGACGCGCGACACAGCCGCCACCGGCGATCAGCTGCTGGTGGCCAACGCTCTTTTCAGCGAGGAGCCGGCCGAAGCCCTGGTCTATGCCTTCACGCCAACGCCCAACACCATCACGCTCACCATCTCGGGCCTCGCCAGTGCCGGCAGCACCGTGCAGGCCGCTGTGCAGGCCGCCTTTGCCAGCGCCGTCACCAGCAAGGGCGCCCCGGGCGGCACGCTGGACCTCAGCGACATCGAGGCGGCGATCGCCGCGGTCTCGGGCGCGGCCGGCTTTGTCATCACCGCTGTTGCGGCCAGCGCCGGCACCGTCACGCCGGGGCCCACCGGCAACATCACGTCCAACGCGCTTGCCCTGCCAGCGGCCGGCGCCATCACTTTCGTTTAAGCCATGGCCAGATCCACCAGCGATTATGCCGGCGCGCTGAAGGCGCTGCTGCCGCAAGGGCGCGTCTGGCGCGTCGAACAGGGCTCGGGGCAGGAAGCGGTGCTCAATGCCCTGGGCGCGGGTTGGGCGCGGCTTGATGCGGCGGCAGAAGAGCTGCTGGATGGATCCTTGCCGGGCCAGTTTGCCGACATGCTGCCGGAATGGGAGGAAACCCTTGGCCTTTCGGGGTCCATCTCGGGCCTCACCACCGCGCAGCGCTCCGCCCAGGTGCTCTCGCGCTTCATCGCCAATGGCGGCCAGAGCATCGCCTTCCTCACCAGCTTTGCCGCCACGCTGGGCTTTGCCATCACGATCACCACCTATGCCCGCTGCCGGGCCGGCATCGCGACAGCAGGCAGCCCGGTCTATGCAGAAAACTGGGCCTCTGCGCTGGGCATTCACATCACCGCGAACACCAGCGGATTGGCCAGCAGCGCGCTGATCGCCGCGCTCAGCCCCATCATCTCCGCGCATGTCGCGATCTTCCTCGTCTGACCTCGCAATCCACCAGAGGGCCCCATGTTCCGCATCGATGCATCCACGGCGGCCGCTGCGCTGCCGGCGCCGGCGGCTGCCGGCACCCCGGGCTATTTCACCGGCGGCAATGCCGGCACTGGCGTGCCGCCCACCACGATCACGGCCGACTGGCTCAACCTGATCCAGGAAGAGCTGATGGCGATCGTCAATTTTGCCGGGCTGGCGCCGAGCAAGACGGCCACCAATCAGGTACTGCAGGCGCTGCAGCAGAATTTCTCCGCGCCCTTCCAGACGGTTTTCGCCGGCGTTGCCAGCAATGCCCTCACGCTGGGCTGGACGCCCGCCGGGCCGCTGTGGTTCCGCAGCGCAACGCTCACCAGCGGCGCGCCCGTGGCCTACAGTCCAAGCGCGCCGGCCAGTTTGGCGCTCACGGTGCCGTCTGGCGCCACGCTGGGCACCATTGCCGGCCAGCAGGCCACATTGGCGCTGCTGGTGCTCTACAACGGCGGGGCGCCGGTGCTGGCCGTGGTCAACATCGCTGGCGGCGTGAACCTCGATGAGACCACGCTGATCAGCAGCACGGCGATCAGTAGCGCCGCCACCAGCGCGGGCACGGTCTATTCGGCGGCGGCAGTCGCGGCCTCGCCCTTCCGGCTGGTGGGCTATGTGCAGATCAGCGAGGCAGTCGCCGGCACCTGGGCCACCGCGCCGGCGCTGGTGCAGGGCCGGGGCGGCGAGGCGATGGCGGCCTGGCAATCGCTAGGCTTCGGCCAGACCTGGCAGAATGTCACCGCAAGCCGGGTATCTGGCACCACCTATTACAACACCACCCAGCGCCCAATCTTCGTGCAGGTTGTCTTCCCCGATACCAGCGGTGGATCGCCGAACATCACGATCACCGTCGGCGGTGTCACGCTCGTGAACAACCTCAACTACGACTACAGCTCGGGCACGGCGACCGCGATCCCCTCCTTCATCGTCCAGCCCGGGCAGTCCTACTCGGTGACGATCAGCAATGGCTCGATCGGCCAATGGAACGAGCTGAGGTAAGCCATGACCGCCTATATCGACCAATATTTCAAGGACGCCGCGGGCGCCGTCCATTTCCTCTCAGCGCAGGATCAGGCCAATGCGGCCGCGCCAGGCTGGGCAGGCCCCACGCTGCCTGATCCGGCCTGGACGGCGATCGCAGCCGACGAAGCGCACACGATTGCCAATCCGCCGCCCAGCGCCGCCCAGCTGCTCGCCTATGCGCAGGCCCGGCGGCAGGTGGTTGCCGATGGGGGCATCACGGTCAATGTGGGCACCACTGCGGCGCCTGTGGCCTGTGCGGCGAATACCAGCGCCTCGGGCGTTTCGGATCTGGCGGTGATGCTGCTGCAGGCAGAGGCTTCGGGCAGCACCACCTTCTACCAGTCCGGCGGAGACGTCACGGTCACCACCGCCCAGATCCAGACGATCCAGCAGGCGGTTGCCAGCTTCATCGGCGCCACCTGGGCTACGCTCAACACTGTCTCGGCCGCGATCTCTGCCGGCACCGTTGCCACCACCGCCGAGATCGATGCAGCCAGCTGGCCGGCCACCAGCTGATCAGAGGACAAGGCCGATGGCCCAACGCCCCCGCACCGCGCGCCGCATCACGGCGCCGAAGGATCCCCCCATGCCCGAAACCGAACTCTATCTCGAACTGGGCGGCCTGAAGCAGAGCATGACGAACGTGGAGGCCGCTGTCGAAAAGCTGATCACCAAGGTGGATGCGCTGGCCGGCGAAGTGGCCGAGCTGAAGCTGCGCGAGGCCCGCCGGTCGACCATCGAAAAGGTCGCCATGTGGATCTCGGGCGTCTTTGGGGCCGGCAGCGCTATCGTCCTCGAGCACCTCTGGAAATAAGCGCCGGCCGCCCGCCGGCGCGCCCCCATCCGGGATAAACCCATGCAACTCACCCCGCGCATCCTGGCCTATGTGGCCAGCGAGGAGGCCATTGGCCTGTCTGCCTATCTCGATCCCAAGGGGATATGGACCTGGTCCTTGGGCATCGCGGAAAGCGGCGGCAATGCCGTGCGCCAATATCGCGATAATCCGCAGCCGCTCGAAGCGTGCCTTCAGGCGGCGATTGCCCTGCTGCAGACGGGCTTTGTGCCGGTGCTGGCCAAGGCCTTCGCCGGCCAGGCGCTGGCCGAGCACCAGATCGCCGGCGCGCTATCCTTCGCCTGGCGCAATGGCCCGGGCAATCTGCTCACCGCCCAATGGGTGAAGGATGTGCTGGCGGGCCGGCCCACCAGCGCCCGCGCCAGCTTCATGCAGTGGACAGATCACGGCCGCCAGCTGGCCCGCGCCACGCGTGAGCGTGATCTGTTCTTCGATGCGCGCTGGCCGGCCGATCTGCGCGTGCGGATCTTCGCGGCGAAGGGGCCGCAATATCAGCCTGTCGGCGGCCGGCTCACCAACGTGCTGCCCCAGCTCCAGCAGATCATGGGCGGCCGCTGATCGGGCCGCTCCTCAGGGAGACACCCAATGGATAAGGATTTCAGCGATCTCGTCGTGCTTGTGGCGGGCATCGTCATCACCGGGCTGGCCACCATGACGGCCGAACACATGGGCGTTGCCGGCGCTCATGAGGTGGGCGTGATGATCATCGGCGGCCTGCTGGCACTGGCGCGCAATCGCGCGCCGGCGAGCGCTGCCTGACCCTTTCAACCGCTGCCGCTCCGCCAGCCCATTTGCGGGGCTTTTTCCCAGGAGATACCACATGGCTATCAAGATCTTTGGCCTGACCATTCTGACCAGCACCGAACTGGCCTCGGTCAAGTCCTTCGCGCTGAGCGAGGCCACCAAGGCCGTCGCGGCGCTGAAGGAAACCCCCGTTGGCACCGCCATCGCCAACGCCATCTCGGACATCGACAATGCCAACCTCACCGGCATCCAGAAGTTCGAAAAGGTGCTGAGCGACACGCTGCCGCAGCTGCAGCAGCTGCTGACCGCCCAGGGCCTGAAGGCTGAGCTGGCGGATCTGGAGGACCTCGGCCGCAGCCTGGTGCAGACCATCTACAACGACTTCAAGTCGACCACGGCCGGCACCTGGGCGACCAGCATCCTCAAGCTGCTGGGTATTTCCGCCTGACATGTGGGCCCTTTTTTCGGGGCTCATCGGGGCGGCGCTCAAGGCAATCCTTGGGCGCCTCTTCGGCTCGAAAGACCCCACGCCCGTCGCCCTTGCGGACAGCAATGCCCGCGCCCAGACCGCCCTCGCGCAGCAGGAGGCTGCCCATGCGATCGTTTCTGATGCTGCCCGCGCTCGCACCGATGCTGATGCTCGCGTCCTGCGCGAATCTGCTGAGCCCGCCCCCGCAGGCAGCAGTCCCGGCGCTCACACCGCCCTTGATGCCGACCCCGAAGGCCACTGGCGCGATTGATCCCCTGTGCGCCGTGCTGCGCCCCATCGCCCTCAGCCATGCCGACACCGATGGCACCAAGGTGCAGGCGATCGCGCTCAACAGCGTGATCGACAAGGCCTGCGGGCCAGCGGCCTGATCATGGCCCTCTGATCATGGCTACGGGCCAATGGCTGCGCCTGGCGCTGGCCGCAGCGCTGCTGGCGGCCGTGCCAAGCCTTGCCGACTGGCTGGCGCCCTGATCGCGCGCCCCTTTCCATCCGGAGTTTCCTGCAATGCCTTTCCTCCGCTTCCTGGCGGCGCTGCTGGCGCTTGCCATCGCCACGCCGGCCGCCGCCCAGGTCACCCTGCCGCAGATCAAGAACGCCGGGGGCGCGAGCGTGCCATCGACCGGCGCGGTCATCATCGACAGCTCGGGGGCCGAGAAGGGCACCTCAGCCAATCCGCTCTACATCACCTGCTGGGTCGGTGGCTGCTACAGCACGATTGCCGGGCCAAGCGGCAATCAGGCGGCTGTCGACACGTCCAGCCGCCTGTCGGTGTCCGTCAACAACACGCCCTATGTGCAGCCGCTCTATGCGGCGCCCGCCAGCTACACCACCGGCACCTGGTTTGATGCCCGGGCCTATGGCAGCGTCACCTTCACGGCGGTGGCGGCCGCCACTGCTGCCTATTCCCCCAAATGGAGCCCGGACGGCGGGACAACCGTGGCAGCGATGACCTGCATCGATCTCAATTTCACGACGCAGACCAGCTTCGGTGCCACCGCGGCCACCGCCATCACCTGCAAGGGGGGCGGCTATCTCGAGCTGACCGGCGGCACCGGCGGCACCTTCATGCTCAACGCCGGCCAGTAACTCAACGCCGGCCAGTAACCAGTAAGGGGAGCGATATGTCTTCGGATATTACCGCGCAGGGCCTGGCCGTCAGCCAAGCGACCGCTGCCAATAACAACACCGGCAAGGCCAGTCCTTCTTATTTCGAAACCCTTAACCTGAATGCCGCGGATGGCATTGTTGTTGACCCGTCTGGTCGCGTCATCAACGCTGGTGGTGTGACCGATGCGCAAAAGGCCGCCATCATGGCCAAGGTCAGCCATGCAACCACCGCATGGTGGGAGACGACGGACGCATCCACCCGGAACGGCGCCATCGTCGATGCCGATGGCCGCCTCATCGGCACGGATGATATGGGCGGCGTGGTCGCTTCGGCAGCTGGCTCGAGAAGCGATCTTCCGAGCCGGCTGAACGTTGGCCTTACGCCTTATGGCTCGCCGAATATCCCCATCAAGATGGCGTATAACCTGCGCCACACCCGGAGAAATATCAGGGCGCGGCTCTGCAATGACAGCGCTATTACGCAAATCCGGTGGCTCGGTCTGGGCGATAGCTACACGGACGGGTTCAGCTATTGGTCCTCGTCTCTTTCGACGGTTGATTTCCCGGCCTATAATGGCGGAACGGCCAACAGCATCGGCTATTCCAGCCCGGGATGGGTCGGCTTCGGTTCCTCCACCGGCGCCAGCGGCGGCATCAAGGGCACGCCTGCGCCGTGGCTCTATTCGTGCGTTCGATCTGGCACATGGACCGATCTCTTCGGTTCAGACGCATACAGCCCCGATATCTGCTCGGCCTACAGCTCCACGGCGGGTGATACCTATACCATCGCATCGGCGAGCAGTAGCAACCCGGTGCAGACCATCGCCAAACTGTTTTGGCATGGCACCGGCTCTGTCAGTTATGCCTGGAATGGCGGTTCGGCGACAACGATCAACGTGAGCAGCGCCGCTGCCCTTGCGATCACGGCTCTCGCCAGCATGCCTGCAACGGCGACCTGGTCGCTGGTCATCACCGTCGTTTCCGGCACGCCCTATCTCTGCGGCGTCCAGTTCGATAATGCCACCGTGAACGGGATGCAGTTTTTCAAATGTGCTGCAACCGGCCAGAAAATCAGTGGGCGAGCTGCTGGCGATGCGACGAGCTTTGCTACCGCCTTGGCGTCATTCGCTCCGAACATCGTCTCAATCGGTACGCCGATCAATGATCGCAATGCTGGCAGAACCGCCGCCCAGTATTACACTGACGTGCAGACGATCATCTCGCAGTGCCGCGCGGCGATCCCTGATATCGACATCCTGCTCTTTGTGCCTGCCGAGATCTCGGCAGGATATCCCTATTGGGCGCCGATGTCGTACTATGCTGCGAAGATGGAGCAGCTGGCGGCTGAGCAAAGCTGTGCGATGATCGACTTCCAGAAACTGTTCGGAGCCGATCCGACTGTATATGGGCCAAGCGGCGTTTTTCCGCTGCTTGAGGCGACGGGCGTTCATCCTTCCATCACCTTTGGCGCAAGGGCCCTGCAAGACGGGTTCATTCGCGCGCTTGTGCAGAATTAATCGCAGGAGCCCATCATGGCCACTTACGGCGTGAACATCATCAAGTCGCTCATCTCTTCGAACGACGCCAGCAAGCCGCTCCTGACACGTGATCCTGTCGTCAATGGAGCGAATGGGGGCCTCCTGTTTGGCTTCGACCTGGCGTTTCCCTATAGCTATCCCGGCGGGTATGCGGGGAATGAGTTGCAGCGGCCTGCCGCATGGCCACCGACCAATGGTCAAACGGTCTACGACTTTTCGGGCAATGGCAACAACGGCTCCGCGGTCGTCGCATCGACAGCGCCCGCGATCGCCGGCGGCGGCTTCGATTTTTCCGCTGTGCCGGTGGCGGCCAATGGGGCCTATGTAGCGGCGCCAGCATCGGTGATGGCGGCGCTCTATGCAAGCCAGGGAACGCAGAACCCGCAGTATATCATCTGCGGGTATTTCAAGCTGCCGACGCTGGCAAACTGGATCACGGATAGCGGCGTGGTCGCTACCATCATGGGATGCACGTCTGGCTATAACAGCGGCGCCATTCTGTCCGAGGTCGAAATCACCCAGCAGAATAACGGGCTGAAGGGCATTTGCCAGACCGGCTCCGGCTCATCCGCCAGCGTGTATGTGGGCATTCCCCGGGACTTCGGTTCCCTGGCCCAGATCGCCCTGTACCGCACCAACGGCGGCCCGACCATGATGAGCATCCAGACGGCATCGGGCATCGCGACAGCCAACCTCGGCACAACTGCCACGACCCAGAATTACAGTGCCTCGCAGCTGCTGTGGGGCATGGGCCCGTTCTGGAATAGCAGCAATGCCAGTGAGGCAAATGCCCGCGCGTTCCGCTTGTATCGTGGGTGGGTGGAGAACCTTGCCGTATCCGGCCGCAACCCCGCCGCTGTTTTGGCAGCGGACTGGCAGGCTGTCCTCAACAGGATTTCTGCTGGCATCATGGCGTTCAGCTGATCTCGCAGGGGGCGGGTTAGGCCCAACGGATTTTGATGCCGGCCGCGCTGTGGCGGTCGCAAAGGTGGGGTATGGCTCGGGGTATCACGTTTTGGGAAGATGCCTCGATAGTGGCAGATTTGCGCCATAGCACGCAGACGCGCGGCGGAGGGGTTAGGAAGCGCAATTGTCGCCAATTAGCTCCTATTACGCTATATTTTTAAGCCCTTCTTCGACGAGGCAGCGGATTGCTTGGGAGCGGGGGACACCCTCTCTGTCGGCATACGCATCGATACGAGCCGTCAATTCCGCCGGCGACCGAAAGCCAAGGAGCGGATCCTTTCCCGTCGCC